CTTACTCATACTGGTGGTAAAATTGTTCTAGCTTCTACTCCACCTACTGACCCAGACCACGACTTTTATGAGTTTATTGAACAAGCAGAACTAAATAATACTCTTACAAAGAAAACAATTTACGATAACCCTCTTCTTAAAGAACAACAAGTACAAAGAATTATTAAAGAGATGGGCGGAGAGAACTCCCCACAGTTTCGTCGTGAGTACCTTTGTGAAGTTATTCGTGAAGAAGAAAACGTATTATTTCCAGAGTTTACCCCTGAACTAGAAGCACAGATTGTAAAGGATTGGCCTAAGCCACCCTTTTACGATACATATGTTTCAATGGATCTTGGATACAAAGATCTTACCGCTGTTTTATTTGCTTATTATGATTTTAGGGCAGACAAGGTAATTATTGAAGATGAGATTGTATTAAGTGGAAAAGAACTGCAACTACCTGATTTAACTGAAAAAATTCTTAAAAAAGAAGCCGATCTTTGGACAAGTCCTTTGTCTGGTGAAGTTAGAACACCTATTATGCGAGTTAGTGACATTAATTATATTGTAACTCAAGAAATTGCTCGTATCTCAAATAATAAAGTGTCATTTGTTGCAGCTAAAAAAGATGATAATGAGTCAGCTTTAAATAATCTTAGGGTTATGTTGGCTAATAAAAAAATTATAATTAGCCCTAAATGCAAAAATCTTATTCGTCATTTACGAAATTGTAAATGGAAAAACGTAGAAACAAAAACTACTTTTGCCCGTTCACCAGATAACGGCCACTATGATACAGTAGATGCTGCAAAATATCTTGTAAGATCAATAAGTTATACAAAAAACCCTTATCCCGCGCATTATAATTATGATTTAAAGGACTTGTATGTTCATAACCCAAAAAACTTTTATGGGCAGCAGTCACACGATGTTTATAGAACAATTTTTAACGTAAAGAAAAAATAACAACTATAAGGGTATTATAGAAACTTTATGGGTAATTGTGGGTAATTAAATGGATACACCTAATGTAAGTGTCGATAAAAAACAACAAGATGAAGTGTATTTTGCCCAAAAAAAGGCAGAAGACTGCGCTGGTATCTTACTTGCGAAAGGCGATAGTTTCTTTAATATATTAAGAGCCAATGCTTACCTTGAAAAAATGTCAAGAATGTGGCGGGCTTATCACGGGGCATATTCTAATGACCTTGGGTACGGGCACCGCGTAGAGTTTTCTGGTGAACAGGGTGAACTTGTCATGCTCCCTGTAAATCACTTTGCAAACATCGCTCAACACATTTATACAATGATTACAGCAAACCGTCCCACAATGGAAGCACGTGCTGTAAACACTGATTATAAATCACTAGCACAAACATACGTTGCAAATGGTGTTTTAGATTACTACATGCGTGAAAAACACTTAGAAGATTGCCTTAAAAAAGCAACTGAAATGGCAATTGTTTTAGGTACTGGATTCGTTAAACTTGATTGGAATGCAACTGCTGGCGAAGCTTATGACGCTGATCCTGAAACTGGTGAAATGGTTTATGAGGGAGAACTAGAATTTACCAATCTTTCACCATTTGATGTTGTTGTAGACGGCACAAAAGAAACTTGGAACAATGAATGGGTTTTAACTCGTTCATTTCAAAATCGCTACAATCTAATTTCTAAATATCCAGAACTAAAAGAAAAACTATTAGGGGTAAAACCTAAAAACCAAAGTGCTGTTTATCGTCTTGCTGTATTTAGTAACGATGACACGGATGATATTCCTGTTTATGAATTTTATCACAAACGCACAGAAGCAATGCCCGATGGTCGTTATATGCTTTTTGTGGATTCAGATATCATTCTTTTAGATACAAAAATGCCATATAGGGTGCTCCCTGTATTTCGTATTACTCCCCGTGAGATTATGGGAACTCCATATGGTTATACACCAATGTTTGATATTTTTCCTATTCAAGAAGGTATTAATTCGCTTTATAGCACTATTATGACCAACCAAAACGCCTTCGGCGTACAAAACTTATTCGTTCCTCGTGGATCAGATTTAAGTATTGAGTCATTAGATGGTGCAATGAATATTGTTGAAGGCAATACAAAGCCCGAGCCGCTTCAATTAACAGCAACGCCCCCAGAAGTTTTTAATTTTCTTAACATGTTAATTCAATCTGCTGAAACAATTTCTGGAGTTAATAGTGTAACTCGTGGTAATCCTGAAGCTTCTTTAAAATCTGGAACAGCCTTAGCACTTGTTCAATCAATGTCATTGCAATATATTTCTGGGCTTCAACAAAGTTACGTAAAACTTATTGAAGATGTTGGAACTGCAATTATTCAAATGCTAAAAGATTTTGCTGTTACACCTAAAGTAATTGCTCTTGTTGGTAAAAACAATCGTCCTTTACTTAAAGAATTTACTGGAGAACAAATTTCTGCAATTAACCGAGTTGTAGTAGACGTAGGTAATCCTCTTGCTCGCACTACAGCAGGTCGTGTTCAAATGGCAGAACAAATGCTACAGATGAATCTTATTAAATCACCCGAACAGTATTTTCAAGTTATTAACACTGGTAAAATTGATACTATGTTTGAAGGTGAAATGAACGAACTTCTTTTGATTAAATCTGAAAATGAACAAATGCTTGAAGGTAAAGATGTTATTGTTTCTCCTTTAGATAAACATCGGCTTCATATTAATGAACATAAAGCAGTTTTATCAGATCCTGATTTAAGGCGTGATGCTGAGTTAGTAAAAAACGTTTTAGAACACGTTGAACAACATTTAAATGCATTAAGAGAAACAGATCCTGCTTTACTACAACTTGTTGGTGAACAACCATTGCCTCCTCTTGGAATGCAGCAAGGTCCAATGCCGGGTCAAGAAATGCCATCAAATGAATCTATTCAAGGATCTCCTATGGAACAAATGATGGCGACTCAAGGTGGTAATGTTCAAGCTGGTGAAACAATTAAAAATATGACAGGGCAATCTGTTCAAGTTCCGGGGATGCCATCTCCTCCCCCTCCTTTTGAAAATATGCCAGTAACTCCGCAACAAATGGTATAATATTATATTAAGTATTTTAACAACTATAAAAGAACGGAGAGTCTTGTAGAATGCCCGGACCGAATGCCCCATATACTCAATTAGATGCCGATCAGGTATTAAAACAATCGTTTGACGAAACAAATGATAGGTTACGGGTAGATGCGTCCGTTACTGCTGTTGTTGCTGGTGTTACACTAGATGCTGCTACCTCCGATATTGCAATTGCTGATAGAATTACAGGCGATTTATTAAAAGTTAACCCCGATGGTAGTATTGACGCTAATGTTGTTGTCTCTGCATCAGGTGGGGATAATATAGCAATTAGTGATGGAACCCATACATTAGATGTTAATGCAGATGGTTCTATTAACGTTAAAGCTAATGATCTTGATATTCGTAATCTTTCTGCAACACAAGACAATGTTGCAATTAGCAATGGAGTAACTACTCTTGCTATTAATTTAGATGGTAGTATAAATGTTTCTGGAGTTGCAACCGAAACAACACTATCTTCAATTGAAACAAGCATACAGTCAATTGACGCTAAACTACCTACTCTTGGACCAAATGTTGCAGCTAATTCTGTTTCTGTTACATTAGCAACAGATGAAGCACCACTTGCTGTTAATTTAGACGCATTTACATTGGTTGATCCTGATAACGTTCAATTAGTTGGAAGCATTAATGGAACAAAAACAGGAGCTAAGTATGGGTTTGTAAATAATTTACGTTTACAAATTCTTGATTCTCATGATAGGATAGCAGCATTCTCATATGCTGATTTTGGAACAAAAAATCAACGTATTACACAAATTGATTATTCTAGTGCAACTTTTCCCGGTTCAACCGTTCGCAGACAATTTTCTTATTCTCTAGTGGGTACAAATTACCGAAGAGATAATGAAACTTGGACAATTGTTTAAGGAGTAGAAAATGAAACTTTTAGATACAGAGCTTTTGGCGAGCGTAGGAGGCACCTACGATCAAACTAGGACAACGATCCAAGGTAACATTGAAAATAAAACTTTTAATGGTGTACCTGTTCTCGGAAGCCCAGCGACTAAGTTTATAGACGTTGTTACGGACTCGGGTATTCAAC